AGATCCTATTGATCCACTTCTTAAAGACGCGGCTTGTGAAATTATCAAAGGAATTCTGGCCAAAGTAATTTATAACGGCAAAGACCAGCAGTTGAAACGTAAGAAAGTTAAAGCTGATTCTGTTGAGTCAGAAAAAGAATATCAGGACGGATCTGAAGCAATCTCTAGCTTTGAACAGATAGCAATTGATTTTATTGATTCACTTGAATTGAAAGATCCAAATGCAAGTTTTAATGGCTTTGGCATACCACTTTACAGGGCATGATATGGGCTTACGTGACGAAATTCAGGCAGATATTGCTGAAGCATTTAATGAGGATCTGGCGGATGCGGTCCAAACATTTACATGTGACAGGGTTGTTAGTACCAACTGGAACCCTAAAACAAACACCTCTGAAAATGTCATTGAGCATTATGAGGGGCGTGGCGTTCTGTTTGGCTCATACAATCAATATGAAATACAAACTCTCGGAGTACTGGCCACAGATAAAAAGGCAACTGTGCTGCAGAATGAAGTTACCAAAGAGCCGATGATTGATGACGAATGGAGTACGGCGCAAGGTACATATCGCATCATGCATATCAAACAAGATCCAATCAGTGCAAGCTGGAAATGTCAGCTTCGAAAAGTGTAGGGGCTAAAATGGTTAATACCGAATATGTTCAAGAGTGGTACATCACACCTTTTCAGCATGTGCAATACACGCTTGCTAGAAATCAGCTTCACATGGATTTGTTATTTGAAGATATGGATGAAGCTGATCAATTTTTGGATATGGGAGCGGATGCACAGGTTAGTACTTTTTCTGATGGTGCATATGCAATCGTCCAAATTGGTGATACGGCGGATAAAGACAAAATTCAAGTATATGGATTGCTTTTACATGAAGCGGTTCACGTTTGGCAAATAGTAAAGAAGCGAATGGGTGAAAGTGAACCAAGTGTTGAGTTTGAAGCATATTCAATTCAAGCGATCGCTCAAGACCTATTTGAAATGTACGAAGCAAGCGAGGTGAGCAATGGGATGGAAGGGGAAAAAGCCGACTAGCTTTAGTGTTGATGTGGTGAAAAATGCTGAAGAACAAGTAAAGAAAATCACGATGGATACCGTGCAATCACTTGTAGTTTCGAGTCCAGTTGATACAGGTGCTTACAGAGCTTCTCATATCGTATCTATTGGAACTGCTGATTATGGTGTTCGTGAACCATCAACTAATCCAGTTCAAGATGCAGCAGTTCAAGCAGTCAAGTTTAAGCTTGGAAATCTGATCTTTATTCAAAACAACAAAGCCTATGGTCCGCGATTAGAAAACGGTTGGTCTGATCAAGCACCTCTTGGTATTTACAGCACTACTTTCACTTACATTACTCAAAAATATGGTGGCTAAGATGCCAATGACATTAGAGCAAGCTAGACAAGCAATAGTCGACCGTATGATGGCCTTTACAGGAATTTCTCAAGAAAGAATCCATTATCCAAATGCACCAGGCTTCTTAGCACCAGCAAAGGGCTTATGGTGCCGCTTAACCATTAAATGGGGTCCAAGTTTCATTGCTGGGTTAGCCGATACACCCTGTACTCGACGTACTGGGAATATCTTGATTCAATGCTTTGCAAGACCAGACACGGGAGACCAGGCAATAACCATTCTAAGTGTTGCATTACTTTCACATTTTGAATATTTCAGGATTGGGCATTTAGAATGCTTTCAAGGTCAAACGATAGATGCGGGTAAAGATGCTGACTTTCTGCAGTACAATGTGACGATTGGATTTACGGTGAATTGATATGTCTTACATGCTGACGCTAGAAGAAATTGAAATTAAAAAACAAGAGCTTGAACGACACTTGGCAGATGTAATGGCTAAGGAGCTAAGTAAATGGCAGTTGTCTAATAAATTATGTATTTCTGATGTAAAAATTCGCCTCGCTAATGTTAATAGCATAAATGGACCAAATTTAAATATTGTTACTGGAGTAAGTGTTGATTTGGATGATTGATATTAAGTTTTAAAGAAGTTACCGCCTGAGGGCGGTTTTTTTACGTCCCTAATTTTATAGCCACCTTCGGGTGGCTTTTTTTATGCCTAACGTCGGAGTATATAGATATGTCGAGTGGTGCACGTCAGATAACACAAATCGCGAAGGAAACCACTGTTGGTACCACACCTTCACCCTTCGCACGTACGACCTTTGAATTTACTGAAAATGGCCTTGATGCGACAGTAACAAAGGAAGACTCTAACTCAATCACAAGTGGCCGTATTGCACGTTCATCAATGATTACCGGTGCAGAGTATGCCGGTGAATTAAAATGTGAAGCGAAGTACAGTTCATTAGTTCAAGACTTAATGGCTGCAGCTGCTTTTAATAACTGGTCGTCAAATGTATTAACTTTTGGTGGCACACTTCGTCAAACATTTTCTGTTTTACGTGGCTTTGAAGATGTTAATGACTACCATGTTTTCCGTGGATGTCATGTAAACACTTTTGGAATTGATATTCCTGAAGCTGGCTTAATTACAATGACTTTCGGCCTTATGGCTCTTGGTCGTACAAACTTTTCTTCAGCACCGGCTGGAACAATTACAGCGGCAGATAACAATCCTAAAATGTCGAATGTCTCTGTAGGTGACATTTTAATTGACGGCGTTTCTCAAGCTGGGATTTCATGCTTGACCGCTTTTACATTTAATTGGGATAACACTATGCAGCTACAACGCTGTTTAGGTGGTGGTATTGATGCACGTGCAATCCTAGAAATGCTTGCAACAGGTACAGGTTCATTTACCGCAGCTTGGTCACGCAATACATCCGATATGTATGAAAAGCAATTCACTAACAAAACGATTTCATTAAAAGTTCCAATCACTGATACAGATGGGAATAAATATGAAATTTTTATTCCTAAAGCTGAAATTACTGCCCCATTACCTAGTGGTGGTAATTCAGATCTTTTAAATGCTTCATTCGAATATAAAGTCGTAGAAGTAGCCCCAACCATCACTCGTACACCAGCAGCAGTTCCTGCGTCTTAATCAATCTGATAGCAGCCTTAGGGCTGCTTTTTTTGGAGTTTAAAATGGCTTTAAAAGTAAGCATTCAGACTAGTAAAACAGTTAGTAAATGGCGTAAGTATATTGATGGTGAAGGGAATGTATTAGCTGAATTTAAAGTACGTGGTATCTCATATAAACCATATCAAGTGGCCCTTGAGCGTGCAAATAATCAGATTGCATCAAAAGGTTATGATGTAACTAAAGCTAGTAAAGACGACAAGCTATATCATGAATTGCTTCTTGAAGCTGCGGCCTGCCATTTAATTGAGGACTGGAAAGGCGTAGTTTTTGAAGAAGTAACCGAAAATCAAGAACTGATTGTGTCTGAACCAGAATATTCGCAGGAAAATGCAATTAAGTTGTTGAATCTAGGCGATCTTGGTGTGGCAATTTGGTTGTTTGTGAGACAAGAGGCGGAAAATATCCAAAAAGAAGCTGATGCATATAAGGATGAAGTAGTGGGAAAGTCATTAACCTCTACAACTGGACCAAGTTCAACTCAGAAGAAGAAGCGAGCGACTACAACAAGAAACAAACAGCAATTGCAAAAGCCTTAAATTTAAAAATAGCTGAAACCATCCAAAAGCCTGAATACTCATTTACAGCCAATGCCATTCTTTCAGCATATAACGTAATTTCCCGTTCAAGGCGTTATGAGCAAGGCATTCCCTTGGCTTTGGATATTGCAGCTATATCTGCCTATTGTGATCATTATGAGATCCCAGTCGAAAGAGATATTTTTAACGACTGTATCTTTGCAATGGATAATATTTTTCTGGATGATTCTCACAAAAAAATGAAGCGTCCAACAAAAAAATAACCCTAGAGGTATTTACTAAAAACAACTCTAGGGTTATAATTGACTCATCAAGTTAACAAGGGGACGGTGTGAAAAGTCTGGATTTAATCAAAATGATTGAAGCAGACGGTTGGTATGAGGTTAGGGTTTCAGGAAGTCATCATCACTTCAAACACCCAACCAAAAAGGGATTAGTAACAATCCCTCATCCTAAAAAGGATTTACCAAACGGAACTGTTAAAAGCATTTTGAAGCAAGCGGGTCTAAATTGACCCGCTTCAATCAGACTCATATAGTCCTATTTCACAGTACGATTTTGTACATGAGGTGAGTGCAATGTTATATCCAATTGCTATTGAAAGAGGTACAGACACCGAAGCCTTTGGTGTCTCCGTTCCAGATATTCCAGGGTGTTTCAGCGCAGGCGATACATTATATGAAGCTATCGAGAATGTTAAAGAGGCTATTTCTGGCCACTTGGAAATCCTAGCAGAAGATGGAGAGGAGATTCCTTTAGCATCTGATGTCAGTAAGTTTATTGACCAAGAAGATTATAGAGGTATG